ACTTGGGTAACGGGCAAATCGTCGGAAACCTATGACGATAAACCGAAACACAACATGTGGTCGGATTACAAGCGCCGCCGCGTAAGGCTGTGCGAACATTACTATCTCGAGGCCGATGGCTGGAAGATGTGCCTGTTCACAAAGGGCGGGTTTATTGTCGAGCCGATGCCGAGTCCATATCAGGGCGAGGATGAAAAGCCCGAAAACCCGATCAAGGCAGTGAGTCTTTACATCGACCGCGACAATAACCGTTATGGCGAAGTGCGCACGATGATTGGCCCGCAGGATGAGATCAACAAGCGCCGCTCGAAGGCGTTGCACCTGATTAGCCAACGGCAGGTCAGGGTCAGTCCATCCGTGGGACTTGATGCAAAGTCCGTCCGCAAGGAACTATCGCGGCCAGATGGCGTGTTTGTTGGCGACCAGGGCGAGGTTGAGATACTGCCAACCAATGACATGGCGGCGGCAAACTTGCAGCTCTTGCAGGAAGCCAAGGCCGAGATCGACCTGCAGGGGCCGAATGCGGCGCTAGGCGGCAAGAACGAGCGGGAAATGTCGGGACGCGCAATCCTGGCACAACAGCAAGGCGGCATGACGGAACTTGCTACCTATCTCGATTCCATCCGCGTTCTATCCATGTCGGTCTATCGGTCAATCTGGTGCCGCATCCGGCAATTCTGGAACGAGGAACGTTGGGTGCGCGTAACGGACAATGAGAACAACGTCCGGTTTGTCGGTGTGAACCGGCCTGTAACGATGTTGCAGGCGATGGCCGACCAGATGGGGATTACCAAAGAGAATTTGCCGCAGATGCAAGCCGAACAGCCCGACGCGATAGCGCAATTACAGGCGCTTGCACAGGACCCGCGCGCGCAACAGGTGGTCAAGGTCGAGAATGCCGTTGCCGAGCTTGATGTAGATATTCTGGTGGACGAGGGCATTGATAGCCCGACGATTGCGGCGGAAGAATTTGAAAGCATGTTGAAACTTGCGGGAACGGGCGTTGTCCAGATACCGCCGGACGTGCTGATTGAGGCGTCAAGCCTGCGTAACAAGGACAAGCTGCTTGAGATGCTGAAGCAAGGGCCTAGCCCCGAACAGCAGCAGATGCAGCAAATCCAGATGGAAGGCGCGGTCGCCACGGTTGACAAGACCAAATCGGAAACGGTGAAGAACCTTGCCGACGCGGAGGCCAAGACGAACCAGTCACAGCTTGAGCAATTCAGGACGGGCGCCGAGGTTGGCCAAATGGGCATGGCCGCATGAAACCCGGACAGAAGGTCATGTCGCGGTTCTGGCGTGATGACAACCCGGCGGATTCAGGTAAATGCGGCGGCGGGCCTTATCCCGGTTCGTGGCGCCAGATGTATTGGGATGGCTCCGGCATGTGGCGCGAAGAACTGCATGAGGACCAATCGCTAACGCCATTTCAGGCGCAATGCAGCCGTCTCAATGAGGAAGCGCTCGCGTTTGTTGAGCGTAAAAGCGGAAAGCTGCATGACGATTGATGAGATCGTATTTGGCGAGTTCGAACCGAAGCAATGGCCGCGCTTCGAACGTGCCGAGATTATGAAAGACGGGCAGGAACTAGGCATCCTGCTGCGCGAGTTCGACGGAACGGTTAGCGCCGTCCGCATAAATGTGAGCCAATTGGCTGACTAGCCGCCGCCGGGCTTTTCCGGGCGTTTGATGGGGCCGCCTCCCTTAAGGGCGTATCCGAGGAAACAATGGCTGATATAGACGACATCTTGAATGGCGAGCAGGATTCTGCGCCTGCCGTAGAAGAACCCACGGGTGAAACGGTAGAAACCGATGCCAGACCAAGGGATGAACACGGGCGATTTTTGCCGAAAGAAACGGGCGTAGAGCAGGCTCAAGAGCCTGAGCCGGTGCCGCCGACCGCTGAGACAAATGGCCTGCCACAAGAGGTTTACGCGCCATTGAAGGCTGTTCGGGACGAGAACAAGGAACTGAAGGCGCGGCTTGCCGCACTGGAAGCAACCCCTCCCGCTCCCCCGCCGCCGATTCCCTCGGTTTTCGAGGACGAAGAGGGTTTTCAACAGGGTTTTGGTTCGCAAGTGGTTCAACAGGCGGTCGGGGCGGCAACATTGAATGCCCGCCTTGATATGTCCGAGATGCTTGCGCGGCAGGCCCATGAGGCAGATTTTGACGAGATGAAGGCTACGTTCCTTGAACTGGCCCAATCTCACCCGGAACTTGCCGACCAGGCCCGCGCCGATCCTCACCCTTGGGCAAAAGCCTATACGATTGCTAAAAACCATCTCGCAATGAAGGAACTGGGCGCGACCGATGTTGCCGCGCTTGAGGCCAAATTGCGGGAAAAGATCATGGCGGAAATGGCTGCGGCCCCCGTCCGGCAATCAATCCCTCCTACACTTTCAAACGAGCAGAACGTGGGAAGCCGAACAGGCCCCGCATGGACTGGCGAGAAGTCGTTAGCCGAACTGCTGTCCTAAACCGGGTTTCGCGCCGTGAGGCGCTGCCCCTCCTTTAAATGGATTTTTCAACATGGCAGACACAACTCCCGCCACCGGCTTGGTGGTTCAACAGTGGGAATCCAAGTTCTTCACCGAATATCTCCATGACGGCGGTTTCAAGCCTCTCATGGGCACCTCTGAAAACTCGGTCATTCAGGTCAAGGAAGACCTGACCAAGAAGGCCGGGGACTCGATCACCATTGCGCTGGTCAACCGCCTGACGAATGCGGCAACCACGGGCACCTCGGTGCTTGAGGGCAATGAGGAAGACATGGCCTCGCGCTCGATGCGCATTTACGTCGATAAGCGCCGCAATGCGGTTCGTATCGCGGAAATGTCGGAGCAGAAGTCGGCAATCAGCCTTCGTGAAGCCGCACGTGCTACCTTGCTCGATTGGGCAATGGAAGACACGCGCGATCTGGTTATCACGGCGCTGGGTTCAATCAACGGCGTGACGTTCGCGTCCGCAACGGAAGCGCAGCGCGATGCGTGGCTGGTAGACAATGCCGACCGCGTGCTGTTCGGTGCTTACGGCGCGGCTGGTTCGGGCGGCACTGACTTCTCGGCTGATGCCGCGCAGTTGGACACGTCGGCTGACCTGTTCACGGCCACATTGCTCGACGCGATGATCCTCAAGGCCAAGACCTGCAACCCGAAGATTCGCCCGATGCGCGACGCTGGCAACGGCAAGCGGTATTATGTCGCTTTTGCCAACCCGCACGCATTCAAGAACCTTCGGGACAGCATTGACACGGAAGTGCTTGCGAGCACGGTCGTCGAGATGCAGGCGTCGAAGCTGTTCGAGGGTGGTGACATCATGTGGAACGGCTGCATCGTGAAAGAAACGGATAATATCCCGATCTACACGAACTTGGGCGCATCGGCCACAACCGAAGTCACGCCCGTCTATCTCTGCGGTGCGCAGGCCCTGGTGATTGCTTACGCAAAGCGTTGGAAGACTGTCACGGAAGAGTTCGACTATGGCGACAAGTATGGCGTCGCGGTTGACGGCATCTACGGCGTCCGCAAGATCATCTTTGGCTCGGGAACTGCCGACACGGATGACCTGAAGGACAACGGCGTTGTGACTGGCTACTTTGCCACCACCGGCGCTGGCACCGCAACGGGCATCGCAACCGCCTAACTTTAAGGGGCTGGCCTTCGGGCTGGCCCTTTTTCTTGAAGGATTTTCAACATGGCTACACTTACCGGCACACGTGCCGCTTCTACTTTCCCCGTTGGCGGCGCTGCCCGCCAGGGGGTGCTTCAAGTTGCTTGGGGCACATATACCTTCACCGCCAACCCGACGATTGGTGACGTTGTTGAGTTCTGCAAAGTCCCGGCGGGGGCAACCGTTATCGGTGGCTTCTATCAGGGTGCGGACATCGACACCGGCACTGAGACGTTCGACTTCGACATCGGCTGGGCCGCAAACGGCACGGACGTTGCTGACCCGGACGGGTTCGGCAACTTCGGTGTGCAGGACGGCGACGTTGTATCGCAGTTCCGTCCGGTTGCGGGCATCTACTATCCGTTTATCAACATCATCCAGGACAGCGGATACAAGACGTTTGCGGCTGAAACCAAGATCATCGGGACCGTCAATGCTGCTGCGGCGGCTGGCGGCACCGGCACGGTCAAGGTTGTCGTTTACTACGTGATGTAACTTGTGGGGGGCTGGCTTCGGCTGGCCCCTTGCTTGGGAGAACGCACATGAAATTCATGTATCGCGGCCCGAATGCAATGCCCCATATCGCAATGGGCGCTCTGTTCGAGGCTGACAAAGCAACGGACGTAAAGGATGCGGCGGCAATTAGCTGGCTGTCTGGCCATCCCGAGTATGTTGCGGTGGCCGACGAGCCTGTTGAGGCCATTGAAACGCCCGCAGAAGCCCCGCCAAGCCCCAAGAAGGCACGTAAGGCCAAGAAGTGACCACTTGCGCCGAGATCATCACCATTGCGGCCACACGGGGGCGGATTATCCGTCCTGGTGCCTCCTTGAAGGCATCCGAAGCCGCCGATGGTATGTTGGCGCTTCAGGGCATGTATTCCTATTGGGCAACCGGCATGTTCGGGCGCCTGACGAATGTATTGGCGACGGCAAATGCCGAGGCCGAGATCAACACGCGCATTCGGGTTGACGGGGCATATACGATCACGCTTCCCACTACGGTTGACAGCACAGAGACGCTGCCGCCGCCTGACTTGTCGATGATCGAGATTATCTATACCGACCCGGCGGTTTCGCGCGAACAGTATGTTTACGAGGCGGGCGTTGCGGATTGGGTGCGTATTGACGGCCTTGCGCTGACGGACGTGGCGCCATTTGCGACACGCGGGGCGACGGGGCTAGGCGATGCGCTGGCCTTGTATTGGAATGAAAGTTTCGGGGATGAGGTCCCCATGAACGTCAAGCGCGGGGCGCAGGCATTCTTGCGGTCGATCATGTGGAAATTCGACGCTGACGAAGTCGTTGCCGAGTATTACTGATGGACCTGCCTTTTGGCCTTTCGGCATACTCAAGGCGACGGGGCAATCTGGTAGAATTGCCGGTTGTCAACATGTTCGCGGAGCGCGCGGCAAGCGAGGGGCGGGTAGTCCTTCAATCAAGGCCGGGGCTTTCGGTTGACGAAACAATCGGTTCAGGCCCGATCAATGGGCTATTCCAGCGCGATGGCATCCTGTCCGGCTCGCGCTGTGTGGTTTCGGGTTCGTCGCTTTATGTGGCGGGCGTAAACAAGGGCACGGTTGCGGGCGGGGGTTATGTATCCTTTGCCGGTGATGAACTGGAATTGACGATTGCGGCTGGTGGCGCGGTTTACAAAACTGATGGCGCGTCCCTGGCGGCGATGGACTTCGCCTATGATGCAATCAAGATGCTGGACCTTGCGGGGTATAACATTGCGATAGAGGGGGGTTCTGGGCGCTTTCACTGGCGGCTCTGGGGCGTCAATACATGGGACCCGCTGGACTATGCGACGGCGGAAAACGAGCCGGACCAGCTTCTGGACGGGCTGGCAATCGACGATTACCTTGTGTTGTTCGGCACGGAAACGGTTGAGTTCTGGCCCAAGACGGGCGACAGTGAATTACCGTTCGCCCCGACGCAAGGCCGCGTCTTTGAAAAGGGTATAAGGGCTACCGGCTGCGCAACGTCATTCGACAACACGGCGGCTTGGGTCACGAGTGTCAAGCAAGGCTCGCTTGTGTGTCGCGCGGGTAATGTGCCGATGGTCATATCGAACCCCGGCGTCGAGGAATTGATTGCGGATTCGGCAACATGTCGGCTGGATAGCTTCTTTTTTGAGGGGCATGAGTTTCTTATGCTCCGGCTCGATACGACAACGCGGATTTACGACGCGCAATCGCAGGAATGGGCCGAACTGGCATCATGGGGCCGCGATAACTTCTGCGGCCAGACGCTGATTGCGGGGCCTTATTTCGGGGACGATACAGACGGGACAATATGGGCATTCAACAGCGCGCACACGGATGACGGCGGGGTGCTTGAGCGTCGTTTCCGCGCGGGTGCATCGCTGGACGGCCCTACGGTCATTGATAGCCTGAAACTGACGGTAAACAGCGGGCAGGCGCCTGATTTGACGGGTGATTACACAGACCCCGTCATTGAGATGCGCACAAGCGACGATGCGGGGCAGACGTGGAGCGATTGGGATCCGACCGAATTGGGCGCGCAAGGCGCATATCGCCAGCGTGTTGAATGGCGCCGCTTGGGAATGTTCGACGATCCGGGCATTGTGGTTGAGTTCCGGTTGACGGACCCCGCACCTTTAAGGGTGTCGCGGGTGACGGTAAACGGCAAGAGCGGCGGGCGGGGACGTGGTTGATCGGCTAGACCGCGACGTTGCGATAGTTGACGAGAAGGGCAACCCCTCGTTTCACT